GGGCCGGAAATGTCGATGAGGATGCCGACGCCGTTCTTACGGAGCTGGGTGGCCCTACGGCCTGCTCCGATCACATTGACGTTGGAGGGAATTTTCAGACCGATACCGTTCGACGGTGTGATGGCGTAGATGCCGGGGGGAACGAGGACGGTGCCACCGCCGAATGAGGAGCAGGTATCGATGGCCGACTGAATGGCGGGCCGGTCGTTGGTCACGTTGTCGCCGACGGCCCCGAACTGCGCGTCTTTGACGTTGAGGTGCAAGAGGTTCTTCAGCGGGTAGCGGCCGTCCGCTATGGCCTGGGTCAACGCGCCGATCTGGGCAGGCGTCAGAGGGTCGGATCCACCAGAGGCGTGCGTGGTCGCGTGCGCGGTCGGCGTTCTTGCATTGCTCAGACGGGCGTCCGTCAGCGGCGTGTACTTCGAGGCGGCATCGGCTACCGCGGCGTTCTGAGCGGCGGCTGCCGCACCGGACACGTCGGCTCCCACCTTGGCCGCGTCCAGGTTGACGTTCGGGCCTTGGTCACCGTTCACGGACCGCACGGACGGGATGAAGACGGTCCCCGTGGAGGCATCCACCGGAACGAGGCTGGCCAGGTTCACCGTAGGCGTGTCGGACGGCAGCACGATGGCGTACGGCTTTTGGGTCTGGCCGTCGACCACTCCCCTGACCTCGTAGGTGAAGCCGTGTGGGGACAGTGCGGCGTTGTCGGTGGCGATGAGGGCGATGGAGGCTCTTCCGTTCTCCAGCTTCACGGCACGCTCACGCAGCCGGATGACCAGGCCGGAGGTGGGATCTGTCAGCCGGTCAACGGTTGGGTCGAAGACGAGGCGTCCGGCCGACGGCTTTCCCTCGTCGTTGATGAAGGAGATGTTGACTGTGACGGTCTTCGCCTCGGGCGGCAGCGTGGGGGCTGGAGGGTTGGCTGCTCCGGCGACGTCGGAGGGCTTCTGCGCAGTCCATCCGGACGAGCCCCATTCGTCGCCGTACCAGTCGTTAGCCATGTCGATCCTGTCTTAGTGGAAGGGAGAATTGGACTGCTCGACTTCGGGCATGGTGAAGTCCTTGGTGAGCACACAAGCGAGGGCTAGGGAATCGGCGTAGTCGTCGTGGGCGTCGGCCGCTTTCGGTGCGGCTGCCAGGACATACGGGCCCTCGAATTTCTTCTCCAGGTCTTCCATCTGCTGACGGAACCGCTTGTATGTCTTGAGCCGCCGTGTGTAAGCGTGGGCGGGCCAAGAGAGCAGGCCGCGGTCCAGCAGCTCCATGAGGTGCTTCCATCGCTTGGACTGGTCCGGCCGCTGGGATCCGAGGGGAATGATTTCGAGGTCGGGCATCAGGACCTTGAGGCGGGATATGACCACGTCGCCTACGCCGCCTTCGTCGACCGCGACGGCCAGTACGTTGTAGTTCCGGCAGAATTCGACGATGCGGAAATACTGAGCCTCCCAGTCCATTCCCTGGAGGTCCATCCAGTTCAGGACTCGGTGCTCGAAGTACCCGTATTCGTCGGGCGCCTCCCAGCGGACCCAGACGGCCGTGACGATAGTGGAGTCCTGTTTCCGGGCCGGATCGATCCCAATCACGACCGGCGACTTGTGGTACGCCGGAACGATCTGCATGGATGTGTCGCCGAGGTCGTCCAGTCGCTCCGAGGTCGTGAACATACCCTTGTCGAGCAGCCACATCAGGCGGTAGCTCAGCTTGAATTCGTCGGAGTCCTCGCCGATGCGGAGGAGTTCCTTCTTTACGAAGCGCGCGTAGTTCTCATTCCACCGGCTGACTTCCTTCCAGTCAGCGTCGAAATGGTTCTGACGAGCACCCCGCCGGGTGGCCGTCCGCTTGTTGATCTGGATCTGCTTGAAGAACACGCCCTTCTCATAGGTGGGCGTGCCGGTGAATACCATCGTGGCGTTGGTGGAGGCACCCATCGGGCCGATGCTCTTGTTCACCATTTTCTCGTCGGCGCCCTGGCACTCGTCGATCAGAATGAGGTGGTAGGTGCGACCTTCGATGGTGGCGCGGGGGTGGCAGGTCTGCTTTCGGACGAGGCTGCCGGAGCGCTTGAGGGAAATGGATCGGCCCTTGCCAGCCACGGTCTCGTCGATTTCCGGGTCGGCCATGATTTCCAGGGCGCGGTCGGAGGTGAGGCGGGCCACGATTCGGCCGTAGAGGTTATCGGCCTGCTCCTCCACCGGAGCAAATGCGCCGACCCACAGGCCCTCTTTGTATTTGCCCATGAGTTCGGGAAAGATCTTCGCCAGCCGGGGGAACATGATCATGCAGGCCGCGACGCAGTTGGCGACGGTCTCGCTCTTTCCGGACTGGCGGGAGAAGAGGGCGGTCAGCGTGGCGCCGTCGTTGATGATCAGGGACTCGATGAGGCGGGCCGCGAAGGGTCGCTGGTAGCCGTAGAGAGGGTGGCCGGAGACTTCATCAACCACGACCAGCATCTTGGCCACGAGCTGGTCGACGAACTCCTGGGAGGTTTGGTCGAGGACGACTTCGGTTTCGAGGCGCGCTTGGCGTTCAGCCTCGGTCTCGTCTCCTACGAACTCCTCGTCTTCGATTTCCTCCGTAACAACAGACACGCCCAACCTCGATCCCGTATTGCTTCCACGGAATCGAGATTAGGCGTTCTTAGGTATCGCTTTGTAATTATCGATTCGGAACCGATTCAGGGGGTCTTGCGGATGTCCCTCCTGGCCACGATCTGCTGGGCCATCTGCCGGGAGAAGCCGAACATCTTGCCCAGGGTCGCGAACGTCGGGTTGCGCTTCAGGTACACCGCTTCCACGATCGCGTCGCGGGCCTCTGTGGTCTGTGCCGGGTAGTCCTCGGCACAAGATCTGTCGCAATAGATCACGTTGTCGTACTTGGCCACCCCAAGCAGTCGTCGGCAGCCGCGGCAATGCACATCTCGATAGAACTCAGCCACGAGGCGGCTCCGTGGGTGATCCCTTCTCGCCCGCGCCGTGCGCGTGCCAGATGTCCTCCAGGCCCTCCATGAAGTGGTTCAGCAGCGGCATCGGGAACGTGAGCCCACGACCGTACGCATCCAGGGACGGGATGTACTCCCGGGCGTCGACAAGAAGCAGCTCGTCGGGAGACCTCACCGTGGAGACGTGGATCTCCTTGTCGGACACGTACGGAATCCGGGCATGCACCCTGCGCCCGAAGTCCTCTTCGTCAGCCATGCGCTCCTCCTGAGTCTTGTGATCCACCCACCATACACGGGCGCAAGTAGAATCGACAATCCGCTTGACGCGGGAGTAGACTGGTCCCACCACGAAACGAGGAGAAGCCCATGGGCATGTACCCGATGCGCAACCCGGAGAACTGCCCCAAGTGCGGGCGGTCCCTCAAGGAAGAGCCAAAGCCCGAGCGCCCCTATGTCCCCGGGTTTCCCGAGGGAGTAGCCTACGGCCAGGATCCGGCCTGTGGGGGGCGCTGGCCTGTGTGGGACATGACCTCTCCGCTACGGATGCGAGCAAAGCCATACGTGGACGGAGCGGACTGATGGAAGATCCCTACCAGCAAAACGGCATAGAGAGAGCTACCGGCAGCGATCAGCTTGACCACCTCATGCAGCAGCAGCTTCGCGCGGAGCAGATGGAGTACTTCCAGCGCGCCAACAGGCAGCCCTTTGAGGGCTTCGGCGGACGCCAGGGACTCCGGGACGCGGTGGTCGGCTGCTTGTTCATCCTGGCCCTCGGCCTGATCTTCAAATACATCCTCCAAGTCGGCTGATCTGTGTCATAGTTGTCCCGATGCTCCCCGCCGATGCGGGGGTCGCCGCTCTCGTGGCCTAGGAACCTTATGACGGCGACGCACGAAGGCCCCACCGATAGGTAACCCGGTGGGGCCTTCGTTATGTCATCGGGCTGGCCGGAGCTGCACGACGTTCTTCTGGGACACCATGCTCGTCAGGAAGGCCTTGCCCTTCATGGTCTCGTCCCGGCGCTTCGCCTCGGAGGACAGTCCCAGGTATCGCTCGGTGGTGGACATGGTCGAGTGGTGCAGCAGCG